GTTTCCATACCTCCCATGATAACATCGCATTTGTTAGCAAGTTTGTGTTCCTTTTTGACATCCATTTCACCAAGTTTCATGTTCCAAAAAGGACTTGTAAATTCTGGAAAATGTGTTAGAAAAAATACATCTCCGTATTCTTGATACATTTCTTCTTCATGATGAGCATCCAATTCAGTACCAGTATATTTTGCAAGCACACTCTGATAGAATCCGCCAGGAAAATCTTCAGTATACATATTTTTTTCAATTCCAGCTGTAAATCCAAGAGATTTACAAAGATCGTTTTCCATTTGAAGAAGATCTTCAAAATCGCCTGGTGCTTCAAATTCAAACATAGGGAAGATCAGTTCGTGTCTTCCTTCTTTTGGATTTTGTTCTTGTCGATACGATGTTGATAAACAATAACAGCCAGGTAATTCTGGTCTTGTTAGAAGTTCATATTCTAACCACATCTGCCCCGTCTGCGGCAGTGGCCAGATTTGTCCAGAATACTCGTAAGTCGCAACTGTTGTTGGATCTTCACAAGCAGCAAGAATAGATAATCTGTTTTGGGTATGTACTTCTTGAAATCCTCTTTCATCAAAGAAGGATCGTAGTTGGTGGGTTATTTCTGTAAAATCATAAGGTGATATAAGGGATGACATTTCCTCCTTTCCAAAATAAAAAAATCTCACTCACTCAAAAAAGAGATTTCTTTTTATTTATAATATTTTGAAACTCCTATATAATTGGATTTTATAAATACAGATGAAGGAGTTGCGACAACAACTCCCTCACCCTAACCACAATTATCTGAAAAGGAGATAATCATGTCTAGTATTACTTATTACAATCCAAATGATGAATTTTGTCTTGAAGTCCGCCAATGGTTTCTTGATAATCCCCAAGATGATTCTGATGCTGAATCTATTGGTGATTCGTCTGGGGCAATGAATTCTTTTTATGGTAAGACACATTCACCAGAAACTAAAAATTTATTGAGTTATCTGACCAAAAACAGAATGACAGAAGAAACCAGAAAGAAATTAAGTGAGGTCGGAAAAGGTAGAAAGTTTACATCAGAAACCAGAAAGAAAATGAGTGAAGCTAGTAAGGGTAAACCAAAATCAGAACAAATGAGAAAAAGATTGAGTGAAACTAAAACAGGAACTACCAGACCTCCATTTTCTGAGGAATGGTTAAATAACCTGAGTGAAGCACGAAAAGGTGAGAAGAATGGTTTTTATGGTAAGAAGCATACACCAGAAACCAAAAAGAAAATAAGTGAAGCGAGGAAAAGACAAACAGGAGTAAAGAGAGGCCCATACAAGAAACGAAATACTATATAATTCATTATGAAAATCTCAAAACGAGCAAAACTCATTAAGAAGGTGCAACAGATGGAAATGACAAATCCGTTATTTCAAACAATTTTGGGCCTCATCATATTTTATTTTGGCTTGAAACTATTTTCGGGGGGCATGAAATCAATGGGCAAGTTGGAACATTTGGAATTTTTTATTCACAATCCATACTGGATGTTTTTAGGAGGAATTGTGTGTACTCTTCTTTGGCAATCCAGTTCACTCTCCACTACTGCCATAATAGGATTGGTTGCATCTGGTGCATTACCACTTCCGTCTGCGATTGCAGCAGTACTTGGTGCTAACATTGGAACTACGGGCACTATCTGGCTTGCAGGGATAATGGTCAGCGATGGAATGCCCACAGGAATAACTAAACAGATTGCATTGATTCATACAGGAGTGAATGCATTAATGGCTGTAATGTTATTGCCATTTATACAACCTATTGCAAGATTTATATCGAAGTTTTAACTTGACAAGTTTGACACAAATTGGTATAATATAAGTACAAGAGTGGAAGAATAATCTGACACATAACTATAATATGAATAGATAATTATGACTATCACAATTAAAGTAAAACCTAAAGAAAATATCAATCGGGCATTGAGTCGTTTCAAGGCTGCAGTCATGAGTGAAGGTATCATGAAAGCAGTTAGAAACAAATCTCATTTCGTGAAACCATGTTTGAAACGAAAGTTAAAACGAGAAGAAGCACAACGGCAACGTATGAAAGATGAAATGAAACTCATTCGTCAAGCAGAAAACGAACAGAATGAGTGGAGAAAAAGATAACAAAGTTGTCGATCTAGATGCATTTCGTAAAGAGAAATTCATTCTCAATATTCGTGTAGGTGGTTATTACGCAAACCTAGAAATGGGTGTGTATCTCCATGTTGTCGGCGTAACTGAACCAATGCACACAAAAAACGCAGAAACACATTTCGTAGTCGAAGATCATTTTGGAAATTTGGTTACTTTCCGTAATGATGATCCCCCTCCTGGCTTCGTTGTGTCTTCTGTGCAAGAATTTGCTGCTGCAGCGATGGGTCAGGAACCTCCTGAAGTGTCGTGAATTATAAATAATTATATTGTAATTACCCTCCTTTAAAACTTAAAAATTTAGACGAATGTTACGATTCAAACAGTACCTTAGTGAGGCATTTAATATTGGGATTATAGATCCAGATGATGTTCCAGAAATTGTTTCTATCAATCAAAACAAGGGTCAATTAAAAAAACTTTTCAATTATCTGAAAAGATTGTCGGATGAAGATATTCCTTTAATTGCAAATAATACAAAGGGCGAACTTAAAATTCAAACTGCATATTCTACTTTAAGTAATATCTCTTCTAAAGATATTCGTCAATGGATAAAAGACAATACACCAGACTTAAAAATTTCATCTGAAAAAGGTGGATTTGGAACTGGTACTGTGGGAAAAAGTGGTAAAGCCAGAGTAAACGAAAACACTCAAGAAATAATGGTTGCTACTTTATGTTTAATGAATAAATCATTCGATACTTCTATGTCTCTTGCGGATGCAATAGAACTAATTAATGATGCTAAAGATAAGTTTTCTAACGTAGAGGGTTCTTCACAAAGACCAGAATTATTGGATCAATTCAATGACAATTTTAATGATCTAGGAACGGCCATATCTTCTGCAAATGCAATAAGAAAATTATCTGGTAATATATCTAAAGCATATTGGACAGGGAAGGGGTGGCATGGTGATATTAAAAGTTTTAATCCACCAATTGGTGGTGTAAAAGATTACAATTCTTCTGATATTGTTGTTAAAGGTACAGATGGGGTTTATTATGGAATATCATTGAAGAAAAAAGGATCAACAAAATTACCAGATCCCACTTTAATTAACAAACCCATCACAGGCAACAAAAGTATATTGAAAGGAATATTATCAGATAGAGATCTTTCTAAATTAGAGATGATGAAATATAAGTTTTTTGATGGGGTGATTGCAAAACATTATTCTGAACATACTATTAAAGATGTTCGTAGTATGCAAAATAAAGAAAAAAATAAATTGATTTCAGATATTCCTCTTGAAACAATGGGAACATATCTTAAAGATAGAACGAATTATTTTTTCATTTGGGCTAATAAAATTCTAACAAAAGAGCCAGAAGAATTCTGTAAACGATTTATAGAGTTATTGTTTAGGACTAAGTTAGGTGATGAAAAAGATGGTATAAACCAAAATGATTTTAAATTTTATCTTCTTACAGGAATAGGACAAAAATCTGGTCAAGAAGTGGTTTCTGAACCAGCAGAAGTAAAAGACCTACCTCATGCAATTGAGGCTGTAACAGATGTAAATAAATCAAATATAATAATGAAGAAGACGCCCGGAAAACTTCATGCTTGGGAAAGAGATTTAGAAACAGGAAAACAATCAAAAGCAGCAAAACTGTTCTATACTATTTACAGCGATGCAAGTGGTAGTCAAAAACCAATAATCAATCTGGAATTGAGATATAAAGGAAGTTATACTGCCAATCCACAATTTCAAGCAGTGGCTACTGCTCAATTTAAAAATTTATTTAAATAATGTTACGATTCAAACAATATCTTGCGGAAGCGAAAGAAGGAAAGAACCTTCATCTAGAACATTTGGAAGATGAAGTTCTGAATGGTGGTATTAATGGAACAAGAGCCGCAATCAACTTTCTACGTTCTCTTAGAGATATGCTTGCAGGACATTCAAAGAAAAGTGTTAATGTAACTGTCAAATGGGATGGTGCTCCGGCAGTATTTGCAGGAACCAATCCAGAAAACGGAAAATTCTTTGTAGGAACTAAGGGAGTGTTCAATAAGAATCCTAAAGTCAATTATACAGATGCAGACATAGATGCAAACCATTCTTCGGCTGGACTCAATGCAAAATTAAAAGTTGCACTTAAATATCTTCCATCGTTAGGAATTAAAAAAGTCCTTCAGGGAGATTTGTTATTCACACAAGATGATCTTTCAACGGAGACAATTGATGGTAAATCCTATATCACCTTCACACCCAATACAATCACGTATGCAGTACCAAAGGAAAGTTCCGATAAAATCAAAAAAGCGAAAATGGGTATTGTCTGGCATACCACTTACTCAGGAGACACACTCCAAGACATGCGGGCATCTTTCGGTGCGAGTATAAGTGGATTGAAACAAACGAAGGATGTATATTTTACAGATGCAGATTATAGAGATACATCTGGAACAGTGAATTTTAATAAGGCAGAAACAGATGGAATCACTTCTGTTTTGTCTCTTGCAGGAAAAACATTTCAAAAATTTAATTCAAAATTCACAAAAGATTTGATGGATAGAAAAGATGTTGTCACGTTGATTAAGACATTTAATAATGTAAAAGTTAGGGAGGGTCAAAAGATCTCCAATACTTCTAAACATACACAAGAATTGATAAAATATGTCGATGTTAAAATGCAAAAAAACATAGATAGTGTAAAGACTCAGAAAACAAAAGATGCCAAACAAAAAATCAAAGATGATTTTATAAGATTCCTTTCTTCTAATAAAGGAAGTCTCAAGATTGTTTTCGATATGCAAAACCTCTTGACTGTTGCTAAAAATTTTATAATTCGCAAGTTAGAAATGGCCAGAGGTGTGATGGATACATTCATTCGTACAGACAATGGTTATCGGGTAACTGCACCAGAAGGATTTGTCGCCATTGATCAAATGGGAGATGCAGTGAAGTTAGTTGATCGTTTGGAGTTCTCACGTGCTAACTTTAATGCTGCGAAAGCGTGGGATAAGTAAATGAGAAAACCTAAAGGAAAAAGAACAAAAGAACATACCGAAAAGATAGCTGAAAAACTTAGAGGCAGACCAGCGTGGAATAGTGGTAAAACAGGGGTTTATAGTGAAGAAACGAGAAGAAAGATGTCTATTGCTGCCAAAAATCGTAAAAGGACAAAATGAAAGATACTCAAGAATTTTTTACATTAGGTGTTACCAAACCCACAATGTTTGATGTTCAAAATTATTTGAATCATTTGGGAACTCGTTTGATGCAAGTACCAGATATAATAAAGACAGTAGAAAGACATTTTAAAAACATTAAAAATTTAAAATTGGATCGATTTGGAAAAAAGGTTTTGTCTTTTGAAGAATTTCAAACAGAAGAAGTTAAAAAGGATATGGCACTTCTTGAATTGGTAGAAGATATATGTGATCTGAGGAGAAGTGATTTAGGGTCTTCTGCAATGAAATCGGCATGGGATAAAAAATGTAGTGGCGGAGATAAGAAAAAATCACTCAAGAAGAATACAAATATAAGTAAGATTGCTCGTAGAGTTGGTGCGGGCCCAACTTACAATGAATTCGATCCTACTGAAAAGAAAACTTATGAACAGTTTATTAAAGAGACACACGGAAGTACGGCGGTATTCACATTTGGTCGATTCAATCCCCCAACCATCGGCCACGAGAAACTTGTTAAAGTAGTTGCGAATACCGCCACAAAAGAAAGAGGTGATTATTTTGTATTCATGAGTCATTCACAGGATGCAAAGAAAAATCCTCTTAGTTATGATCAGAAAATGATGTTTATGAAATTGATGTTTCCGAAACATCGTTCTGCAATGATAAAAACTAAAGCACGAACTGCAATGGAAGTTGCATCTCAATTATATGATACTGGGCACTATTC